GAGCGGACATTTCTTTCCGTGCTCGCTTCAGATACTCCATCGCCTTCTCCTTTTGGAGTTTAGACCATGAATCACATATTTCCCGATTGCTTAAAGCGGTTTGAGAAGTGATTTCGAATTTAGAGAAGGAATTGTCTGGATTATTCCAGATTCTATAAAAATAACCTTGTCTTCCGAATGGAGTTGAGAGGAGAATTGTATCTCCTCCAGTTGTTAAGAGCATTGGAGTCACTGCTGTCCAGACTTCTTCGGGAACACGACTCGCTTCATCAACATAAAGTCTGTGAATTGTTCTCCCTCTGATTCCAACTCCAGAGAGTCCAGTCGGCAAACAATGAATAACACTCTTATTGTAAAGATTGATTTTATGTTTCGTGGGTCTGTCTTTCCCTTTTCTTATAGATTTCATCGATTTAAAAGTTAAATATGAAAGAGTCTTGTCAAATAGTTCATAAGCTTGTCTCTCTGTTGGTGCTATCATTAGAATCTGTTTGTTTGAATGTTTGAGAGCATATTCCGCAGCGTCTCTTGCTGCGATGACGGATTTCCCGACTTGTCTTCCGCAACAGAGTATCTTGTCTCCCTTTTTAGTGAGGAAATCTTCTTGCCAAGGGTCAAGCTTCATAGTAATCATTCTAAAGACATAACCACCTTATAAGTTCCATTGGGAATTTGAGAGAGATATTCTTCAGTTTCTCTTTTTGAAATCTTACCGACCTTTGACTGTATGAAATATATGATTTTATTCTTGGTGTCTATTGCTGTGACATCAACTGGAGAATGAGAGCCTGCTGAACGGAATGCTATATGTCCGAGTGCTTTATGTCTATGAACTATTTTATATTCCTTTCTCCTTCCCTTGACATAGTTTGCGTTCGCCATGTGTTAAGTATATCTGATAGTTTATAATATTTTAGAAATCTTACAATATTTTAAAACATTGTCTGAGTGCCTCCTTCTTCGAAGGTGTTGCGCTGTCCGAGGGTCGCTTCAGACAGTAAATGTTTATTTCTGTGCCAGAATGTGCGTGTGTGTGCGTGTGCGTGTCTATGCTAGCTATGAGGTGACTCTGTTATCTGAGCTATGAGGTGACTTCATAGCATATGCCTTATATGGTGTCTAGGAGCCTCCTACTGCCCTTCTATAACCAGTCCCTTTGGTGCCTTTATAAGCCTTTCGATTCGACATAATCGGTCACTTCAGAGCCTTTATAAGCATACCGAATCGACACAAAGAGAGGAGCTTTTAGTTTAACCTGAAAAAGAACGCAATGTCATGTGGCTCGTATTAAGCTACTTGTAGCTTAAGGAGCTACAACTATATAAACATTGGGGACTTTGGAAGATACTCTGCTAAAAGTGACCAACACTCTAAACACGCTCTCCCGAAGACTTCACAAACTAACCAATTTATCCAACAATAGCAAAGCATATATAACTGCGTTAGCTATAATATAACGGGAGCTTAGTTCGCTTAGCTCCCTTTTCTCCTCTCGATAATGAGAGGTTCTTATAGCCAGAGATATATTATCTTTATTTATTAGATAGATAATAGCTCATAGTGTGGCTTAGTTTATTTAACGCGGGGGGGAGGGGGGAACACACATCAGTCCAAGAGGAATTTCTCTCTCAGAGAGTGGTCAATCATCTCGAGTTTAGCTACATCAAGAGAGGGAATCGAAATTTCCCAACCATAACCTCCTTTTTGGCCTCTTGTTAGTTTTATCTTGTCACATTGGTCATTAGTCCTTATTATTTCTTCGTTCATTTTTTACCTCCTTTTTTGATTCAGTCCAAGCATGACGCATAAAGTCAAGCTGTTTCTGAGTATCTTCTTTATTAATCTTGCCGAACGCTTTTAACTCATCAGCAATCTTTTCTCTATGCTTCTTGTTTTTTGAGAGTTGAATCATTCGCTTCCTGACTAGGTTTAGCAAACCCTTCCTTCCGAATTGATATTTTTCTTCCATTGTCTGATTTTATTATTTTCCCGAAATCTATTAAGACATTGACATCTTCTTGAATTGTTCGTCTTGTTAAATTCCAATTATAGCTCAACATAGTAACCAGCTCTTTCATTAGAGCTGGTTCAGTTGTGTTCTTTAATAGTCCTAGTATGAAATCTCGTCTATAATTGACGGTCAATCTCCTTGACTTCATTCTTCGACGCTTCCTTTTGCGTAAATGACATCTCTCATAACTTGACCTATTTTTTGGTTTATTGTTATGAACTCTCCTTTATATCCCACTAAGGATTTAAGAGTCATTTCGTTCCCTTGCGATTTCGCAATGAAATTGAGACTGGTCTTGTTAGGATAATATTCCAACTGATGTCCAGCGATTTCAATCGTTAAAACCGTCTTTTGCTTTTTTACGCCCTCTCTGTCGAGGTCATCTACTTCTCTATTTTCCGCCGAAACTACTCTGAATTTCTTGTCTTCGAGATTTTTTATAAACTCTCCTGACATGCGAAAACCTGCTATTAGTTCGTTTGACATTATAATCTGCTCCTTTTAAGCATTAATAAGATAAAGTTTCTCCAACTAGATGCTCCAGATTTCTCCTTCGCTTCTCTTAATTGGTCGAACTCCTCGTCTGTAAATACTTCGTTTATAGTCCTCATCGATTACTCCATAAATACACTAAAGCAACCAGTAAAACTGACCATAAAGCAAACTCCGTTATGTATATCATTTCTTATTCCTCCTTGATTGTGAAAAATAAACTTCCAAGAGTCGAGATGGAATCACTGAACTCCAGTTACACTCTCGGCAGACTCGCTTCGATGTGATTGGCTGTCCATTGTTTGAATCCTTCTCTTTCATCTTCTCAAGACATAATCCGCATCTCATCGGCAGCTCCGACATTCGTGCCGATAATCTCGTTCAGAGTCAATCTCGACTGACTCACAACTTGAACACATTATGGCTTCACGACCATCAACAAACATCTCGGAAATCATTTCGATTCAACCTCTTCCAGTCTGCTTTCGAAATCGTCTGCTCTACATTCAAGGTCTTCAATCCGACTTTCATTGTCACTAACTGAACTTTCAAGATAATCATGGTTTTCAACTTGGTCTCTTAAGTCTTCAACTTCGCTTCTTAAGTCTCCGAGTTCGGTCTCCATATCATTAACCAGTTTTATGAATCCAGTTATCTTCTTGAGGAATCTCATTCTTTTACCTCATTTTTTAGTCTCTTTCTTCTTCTTAACTGCTGTTCTATTGTAATTTCTCTTACAATCGGGTCGTTCCAATTTGCTTCAATCCACTCAACAGAACCAAACTTTAATTCTGTTTTCATGCTTTGTGCTGACTTACTCAATGGAGCAGTTTCAGCTTTTAATTTTTGTTCGCTTTTCATACCCTTTCTAAGAAAGTTTGAGTATATAAAGGTATCGCCTCTCCGTATATCGTTTTATAATTTTCCGAGAATTTTATCGAGGATTAAAAGGATTTTCTCTTGGGTTTCTCCGAGAGAATTGAGTTTCGTATCTGCTAGTCTAAACATTAAATACATTCCAAGACCACCGACGCCAAACTGAACGGCTAATTCTTCGAGTGCCATTATGGAACTATGTCTCCTCTAGTTCTCAGCATTGATAAAAGCATATTGACCGCTTGCCTTGCTTCAATATCAACAACTGCTCCGCCTGCTGCGTCAATAATCGGAGGGTGTCTCGGCTGAGGTGTTGCTCCATGAAAGCCGATGTTTGTTGCGTCAAGATATAAATTGTCTGTGCCGAATTCGCAATATAATGCTCTCCCGCTTGTTGTATCGACTCGAAAGTTAGCAATGCTAGTCCCAGCATTAACAGTAACAGCAGCCGCTGAGATATTAAGTTCTTGTTTTCCTCCACCTGTTTCAAAAATGGCTCGCGTTCCTAGTTGATGAACCATTACATCTCCTCTGAATGTGAATTGAGTTCCTTCGTCTTGAATGTATGTTGCCGCAGTTTCAAAAGTTATTCTCGGATTTCCCGCTCCAGTGTTATGGATTGTGAGTCCTTCCTCGCTTGCGGATTGAGCATCGATTTTTATTATTCTTGCGGTTACTTGGTCATTAACATCAAGAACTTTGAAAGTTGAGCGGTCTGAAACGGGTTCTTGCGGAGCAGAATAACCAGCCTGACCTTGAGGAGTCGCTCTACTCATTGCCCTCGTTTTAGATAAAGGTTTAGTTGGGACTAATAAATTAGCCGCTCCCTTCAAGGTTTGCTTTTTTGCCATTTAAACGGTAGTGTCATAAAGCGGAAGATAATAAGTTGCTCCGCCGACTGTGACTTTAAGTCTCGCATCGCATTCAATATCAACAGATGACGAATCTCTTAGAGAACCAGCTTCTCCGTCATCAGCGAATTTGACATTCGCAACTTGAAATTCTTTTGTCGCTGCCGTCTCGAAAATCTCACTTGCCATTATTACTCTCCTTCTTTTTAGTTTTATTTTTATTTTTCATCACTTTCATTTTAGGGGGGTCTTTGAGAATGTCGAGGAACTCTTGAACATAAATATGTTCGAGATTCCCTTTCGCATATTCTCTCCGAGCAATCGTTAATCTTGTCTCTCTCATTTTATGCGTAACCTACTACCAACACCTGAAGACCGTTTGCCAATGGTGCGACAATTAACTTTTCTGTGTTTGGAATAGTCTCGATTGCGGCTGTGACTGCTGTTGTGTCTCCAGCATCAACAACTACGCATGTGCTTACTACGAAATCAACCATTTTAAATCGATGTATTTGATATTAGAGTTATTGATTTCGGATTGGTCAGTTGGCATTGTCCGAGTTCCCAAGCTCTAATCGTGTGGTCAATTCCTTTTCGAGTTATGGTTTCGACCTTTAAAGCTTCAGCCTCTACCCATGTCCCACACTCTCCGCTTACACATACCAAAGCATAGTCTGCGGTTACTGAGTTGCTTACAATTACTGTTAAACCAAGAAGTGTTCCCACTCTCCCGTTCTTTGTCACATCTGCTGTATAAAATTGACCAGCGTTTCGGATATTCGCATTTCCAAGAAGGTTAGCGAAGTCCTTTGGATTTACTAACAAATAACCGTTATTATAAGGGTTATAGTTGCTCTCAGTAATTTCCTTAATTGCGTCTAATATGTTTTGAATCGGGTCTCGATTTGCTACTGTTGCGGAGTTCCATTCATCTCCAGCTCCGATAGCTACTGAATTAATATTTGTTGCTGTTTGACCTTCCGAGATTGTTTCCCAGATTGTGTCATCAACACTCTTTGCGACTGCTCTTGAAATTCTTAAAAGAGTTCTTGCGATAACATCAACATTGTTTAACATTGAATCTTCCCAAGAGATAGTCCCTTCCATACCATGCTTCAAGGTTACTCCAGTTTGTTTAGTCCATGTAACTTCTCCATAAGGGAAATTTGCGAACCGTGGAATGCCTTTAACATTAGAACCAGTCCCACCAGTTAAGTCAGCTGCGGTCTCTTGATAAAATACTTCAGACCATGCTGAACCAGTTTTTGTCATGACAATCTGTTTCATTTTATACTCTTGAAGTGCGAATCCAGTTACGACTCTTTGGACATCTTCAGCCCTTAAGTCTGCCATACTTGCGGAATCTGCCATCAGAATCCACTCCCGACTAATACTGCTCCGACTTCAGACGCTGAGAATGTTTCGAGTGCGATTCCAACATCTGAAAATAATAAATCTGCTGCTGCGACTTTGGAGATTGTGTTTGCTCCACCGATTGAAACTCTTTCTCCAACTGTTATTCCAGCTGCGGTAGCCTTTAAATCGAAGATTCCGAATGTAAATGCTCCAAGGTTTGTCACACCGTCAGATGCTGTTTTTTCCGCAGCGGCAATTCCACCGAATGCGTCGTTATCTGCTGATGTGGCAACTGCGGTTCGAGGGTCAGTTAGTTTTAATAGAGTGCCTTTCGCAATTCCCGTTCCATCTGCGACTGTGTGTCGAATTGCGTGACCTTTTGGCTCTCCTAATAGTTCTATGATTACTGCTTCATTTGCCATTCCTTTTTAAATCACTCCTTATATTTAAATCTTTATAATTTTTTTAAAGGAGTTGATTATATCGATTGCTCTTGGAGGTTTTTTAAACCAGTCCCAACAGTTGCCACATATTGACTGTTTGTCTCTAGGTGTGTTGATTACGAACCTGCGAGTGTTGCCGCATTTCTTACATTCCTTCTCAATTAGTCTTAAATCGACCATTGTTGGAATTTTCATATGTGAAGCCCAAGAGCTTTTAATTCAGAGTTTATTCTGGTTTTCGCTTCTTCCTCGGGGTCGGTTTCTGGTTCTACATGACCAGCTTCAGACCTTCCGCTTAAGACTCTGACGGCTTCCAGCTTTTCTTTTCGTTCTAAGAGTCGTCTTGTCTCTTCATTCGCTTCTCTAATCTCTTTAGCTAGTTGCCGAGCTTCTTCAACCAAACCGAGATTAATTTTCGTCTCCGCCTGATTCTCTTTCGAAGTCTCATCAACTGCTTGAGAATTGTTTTCGTTATTTCTTTCATTTTCATTGTTCATTATTATGCTGGAGCGAATTGTGGAGCTAATTGTCCTGATGTGGTTGGAGAAACTGCTGCCGCTGCCAGTCTTCTTTGATATGCTGGGATTAAATAATCTAAGGTATCTCTGATTTCCTTTTGAGTCTTCTTAGCATCTGATAATTTATCTCCGCTGAAAGTGTCTGCTTCGTGTTTTGCGATTGCCTCTCCAGCTTTTAATAAATCAATCTGATGTCTTATCATTTCATATCCTTCCTCAATGGAGTAATCTCCATTCTTGACTCCCGATTCAATAAACGGGAGGAATTCTTTGACATCTTGTCTCTGTTGATTGACTACATCGAGCCTTCGCTGTTTGGTTGAGGTTAAATCTGATAAACCATTGACTAATAATCCGATAACTACGGGAGCTGCGACTGCGAATCCAGCGGGTGTGCCAAAAACTGCCGCTGCTCCTGCTGTTCCTGCTGCTCCTGCTATTTTAAAAAGTCCTTGAGCGGAAAAAAAGCCCTCTGGCAGTTCTCCTTCGAACATTGCTTCAGCATCTGCGAGACTCATCATAGTATCTGTGTCTAAGTTTTGAAGTTTATCTAATACATCAGCATATTTCGCTCCAAGCTCCTCGCTTAAAGCCGTTCCTCTTAAAGTGCTTTCGAGATATTCTCTAAGAACATCAGCTCTAAACTGTGCGTTTTGGAGATTCTCCAGATTCTCCGAGAAGTTCATAATATAGTTTGGGTCGTTTGAATTTCCGATTGCTCCTTTTGATAAAGCTCGATATTCAGCCCATGTTAATTTATAAGTTTCTCCAGTATCTCTCCGAGTGTATGTTATGAATCCTTTTTGGAGGTCGGGTCTTAGATTTGCTGTTGCCTCGAAATCTGCGTCTCGAGAGATTGCGAATCCAGCAGCATCTGCTGCGTCTCTGATTTCTTGAAGTGAAGGACGGTCTCGAATGTCTGTCGATGTGATTCTCTCTTTGAAAGTTGTGGGTTGTCCCTCTACGCTTTGGAGTCTTTGCCAAGGTGTTTGTTCTTCAAAAGGTGTTGTTGCTGCTTCAATCGGTGTGAGAAGTTCTTGCTTTGGTGTTTGTTCTACGCTTTGAAGTCTTTGTTCGGGAGTTAATAAATAATCTGCTGGATTTCTTTGCTGAGTTTGAATTGGTTGCTGTTGAGTTTGAATTATATCCGTCTGTCCAACTTTTAGTTTTCTTTTTATTTTATCTATGAATGAGACCATTATAATCCGCTCCCGATTCCCGTGGTTGTGTCTCCTTCTTGAAATCCAGTTTGTGCGTCTTGACCGTCTTTTCTCTCATCGCTCAATAATTCGTTATGAAGTGATGCTGGGAATTGAAGGTCAATCTTCAAATAAAGCTGATTCCAGACTTGGTCTTCGATGTCCTTTTGCTCGTCTTCGACTGATTGCTGGAATGCTAAATAAGCAATCTTAGCTGTCGATTCAGTAAATTCTCCAGAGCCTCCAAGCAATATCTGAGGGACTCCGAGTGCTTGGAAAAAAGCATCTTTTAATTTAGCTTGCCAAGGGAGAGGATTAAGAGTCGCATTACTAGGAACAGAGACCAGCTCGAAATCCACCGTGTCCTTTGGAATATAAATGTTCTCTCCTTTGTTAATGACTTCGTCCATTTTTCCTATGAATGTATTAATCTTTCCTTGGTCGTCTGTGTCGAGTTTGAAAGCCATGATAGGTTTGACATGTCGATGTTGAAGTTGTTTCATGTCTTTGAAAGATTCATAATTCGCTTTAATGATTTCCTCGAGTGCTTCAATATCTGAGACTCCATGGATTTCATCAGCTACTCTCTTATTAATTAAGTGAAATATCTGGTTTGGTTTGAATTTGTGAATGACTGATTTCTCTCCAGTCTTTGAGAGTTGTTCATATCTCTTGATTATTCCCTTTTTATTGACCACTATTTGAATGGTCGAAGGGTCGAGAGGTTTGAGATTAATAATAGTATTATTTTGAGGGTCTCTTATAATTTCAGCGAAGGAGTCTCCGCCTATTCTCCGAGTGACTATCATGTTCTTTAGGATTGTGTTAAAGGTGTCCCTTCCGAATCCTTTAATAAACTCGAGGTCAATGGTTGTCCGAGTGTCTGCCTTAAATCCTTTCCCGACAGTCCAGACTGCTCTCATGTCGATTGCTTGTTTTAATTCTGGAATTGCTTTATAATAACCAAGATATTGAGACCATTTAGAATTTGTCCATGTCGTTTCCTTTGTGCCTTGAGCTGCGTCAGTATTGCGAGCATCGACAGTTACATCATCAACTGTGTTTGTCATGTCGCTACTTGTTGCGTATGCTATGTCGTTTTCTGGCATCTTATTTTATATCTCTCCTTATTTATATATCTAATCTTAATGGTATTTGAATAACTGATTGAGAAGTGACTGGACTAGCATTTGTATCCCAGTATTGAGCTGCTGGTGAGTGAGCTATTTCTCCGTTACATGTTCCAGTTGTTGAAGCATCTATCCAACATTCTCCAATGACTCTTAAAGTATGTCCTCTTTTTAGTGTTGTTTCTGGAATTGGAATCTTCAGACTATCTGCTAAATAAACTGGATTCGTTCCCCCAGTTCTTGTGCTTGTTGCCCCTTGAGCAGAGCCAAGAACAGTCTCAGTTGAGCCGTCATATTTAGCAATTTTAACGACTATGTAAAATTGACAATTCCCGGGATTTGCTCCGTCATCGAGCATTGAGGATATATCACATAAAGCATCTCCTTTAAGCGTGAGTGTTTTATCGATTGGATAATCGAAATTTATATCTAAAACTTTTGTAAAAGAGCCGCCAGTTGCTGTTGAGCCTTGACTAGATACTGGATAGGAACGCATAGTTTGTCTAGTGAGTGAATAAGATGTTGAGGGTGTTCCAGTTCCTAGATTTGATGCTTGGAGGTAAAAAGTGATATATCCAGTTCCTGAGACAACATCTGCGAAGTCGTAATTAACTTGAACATCTCCTCCAGTTCGATAGACGATTGGAAGTGGCATTTATGCGTCTTTCATGAATTGTCTGACCTTCATGTCCTCCATGGTTTTCATACATTGAACGAATCGGTCTCTTAATACATCGAGCATTGTCTCCGCTTCGACTCTGGAAGTAAATCCAGACATATCATAATTTATGACCGCCATGGCAGACCAACAAGCCGAAGCCATTTTAAGAATCCCTTTGACATCTGCGTTAAGTCCTGAGTATAAATCAGACCAGTTCGTCCGAGTTTGTGCGTTAATTAAAGACTCGGATTGAGCTTGAAAGTCATTGATAAAAAGTTCAGTCGCTGAAACAGCTGAAGCATTAACTCCCGCCATTCGTTTAACTTCTTCAGTTGTTGCGAAGATTCCTGTATCTGCCATTATTTAGTTCTCCTTATTAATTCAGACAATAAATCAAACAACATTGCGTCTCTTAATGAGATTTCGACTGGATACTGTTCTCCAGTTACTTTGTCAATAAAGCCTCTCTCGATTAAATCAGTTCCTTTAACCATGATATTTAGAACCAGTCCATATATTTAAACTTTTGTCATGAAGACACCATGCCGCTCTGATGAGTGCCTCTGTTATGTGAGTGTATCTTCCGAAGATTCTGATTCCTGAGTTCGTATATTCATACTGAATAGATTGGAGAGAATGGAGAACCTCATCATTTTCAAACAGTTCGAGTTTATTCTGCTCCATTATTCTTAAAAGATTAGTGTAGAGGTCTTCCTTGAGAATCTTCTTCATTCTTTTATCTTTACTGATTGCTTTTGAGGAGTTGTTGATTGCTTCAGTCCGTCTTTTTGTTGTTTCTTCTTCGAGGAGAATGTCTAAGACTCCAGCTCCGAGTCCTCCGTCATCGATGTATATTTTCCTGAAGTTTGAAGCCCGATGAAGTCGGATTATATTCCTTGCCGTCTCTGTTAATAGAACTTTCCTATAAATCTTAACCTCATTCTCTCTCAACTTCTCTCGATTAATCCTTTTCAGAGAGAAGAAGACAGTCTCATCGTCTCCGAGTCGAGCAATATCGACTCCGAGGAAGTTATCAACTGTTTGAATTTTATTGAATTTAATCGGTTCATATTCATCTCTTTTAAGAGTCATACACTTTTTGATGAGGTCAGTCGGAAAGAACTGCCTCAATTCATCAATGAATCTCCCTTCATACTCTTGACCATATTCGAGAGCGGACATTTCTTTCCGTTCTCGCTTCAGATACTCCATTGCCTTCTCCTTTTGGAGTTTAGACCATGAATCA